TGCATGATTCTACGCATTAATGCAAGCTGGCTGGACGTTAAGCCATCCCCAACCCATGCCATAAAGAGAGAACCACATAAGCATTCTTTTACTTATAGACTGACGGGGGGAGGGGGTGACGGACTGGAGGGGTGAGGTCTTTATATTGTCAAAGCTCTTATAGAATTTCCAATTTTTCAATGTTTTACCCTATAAGTACTTCACTCTTTTATAATGGCATCCCGTCAGCCCGAAAGAATGACAGACTGAAAGAATGGCATCCCGTCAGCCCGAAAGAATGACAGACTGAAAGAATGGCATCCCGTCAGCCCGAAAGAATGACAGACCGAAAGAATGACAGACCGAAAGAATGACAGACTGAAAGAATGACAGACTGAAAGAATGGCATCCCGTCAGCCCGAAAGAATGACAGACTGAAAGAATGACAGACTGAAAGAATGTCAAGTGGCAGGGGTTCAGTGTTTTACGTCAATTAAGTAGTTGTTGACCTGTGTTTTACACCATGTAAGAATAGCTGCATGACAAGTCAAACAAAAACGTGTCCCGGTACACGCCTTACACAGCAACATATATTGCCAGCTAATCACAATAATTTCACTCGCAATAAATCAAGAGTGGATGGACTGTCTGTTTACTGTAAGAAATGCGCGGCTGAAATACAGAAAGCGTGGAAGGATGCCAATCCTGAAAAGGTTAGGGCGGATAAGCAGCGATACAAGGCCAGGATGAAAGCAAAAAAGGTGCAAGCACATGGATGAATGGGAGAGTAACCTGTACACAGATGACGAGGATGACGAGGAATTTCTCGGGCATGATGCCACCCCTGTCGAAGATGAAGCGAGTTATCTAAAGTATTTGCCACCTGCACCAATTAAAAAGAGCAAGCCGGAAAATCCTGCAGAAATAGGGTATCCCGCTACATTGCCGATTGAGATTGCCTTAAATTTAGCGCCTGTCAGTGAGATACTGAATACCTACAAGATTAAGCGATCCGAGTGGAAGAACATACAGAATGAACCGCTTTTCATAGAAGAATTGAGGAATGCCAAAGAGTTGCTGTCGAAGGAAGGCATGTCATTCAAGATGAAAGCCAAGTTGCAGAGTGAGGAATTGTTGCGAACCAGTTGGCAGTTGATTCACAGTTCATTGGTGCCGCCTAATGTCAAGGCTGATCTGATAAAGTCAACGGTACGGTGGGCGGGTTATGAAGCCCAGGCACAGCAGGTAACGGGTACGGGTGTCGGGTTCAGCATCAATATAAATTTTCCTGAAGGGTCCAATAAAGGGCGATTGGTTGAAGAAGGGTAAAGGGAATGAGAAGTGACATAGTAAAGACAGTGGTGCCGAATCACAATACGGCATTGTTTGTTGTTGACACCAGGGGCAGTGGTTATGTGGATGAAGAATTGCTGGTATTAGTGCCGATTGTCGCGTTCGTCTGTTACATTGAAAGTCATGACGATGCCGCTTATGAACATCGTGCAACACCTATCGCGGCGGTAGGCCGGATTTCGGAATGCGGCCATGTCATTGTGTATGATACGGACAGGGATTGGTGGTGGTCGGAGGATGAAACAGAACTTATCGCGGAAGGCCATGCTTTCGACAGTATGATTAAGTATATGAATACCATTCTGAAATCAAGACAAGATGAAAGCGCGGAATAATACATGACGATTGACTTCACACCGTCCAGAACGGTCGGCAAGTTCATTCAGGATTACATTCCTAACGAGTTGTTTTACAGCTTCATTTGCGGTCCTATCGGGAGTGCCAAGACCACGGCCAGCCTGATGAAAATCCCGTTTATGGCTAAGTTGCAGGAGCCAGGGCCGGACGGGTTGCGGCACTCCAAGGTTGTTGTCGTCAGGAATACCACGGCACAGTTGACAGATACGACACTGGCCTCGTTCGGGTCGTGGTTCAAGGACGGGGAAGCCGGTAAGTGGTATGCAACGCTGAAGAAATTCCTTATGCGGTTTGATGACGTGGAGTGTGAAATCCTGTTCAGACCGTTGGATACGCCGGACGACGTGGCGCGGGTGCTGTCCCTGGAGGTTACGTTTGCAGTGCTGGACGAATTTGTGCAGATACCGTCGGAGATTGTCGAAGCGTTGTCTGGCAGATGTGGCCGGTATCCGGCCAGAAAAGATGGCGGAGCCACCAATTTCGGCATGTGGGGGTCAAGTAATCCAGGGGAAACGGAAACCTACTGGCATGACTTCCTGATAGAGAACAGACCGGACAATGTACAGTATTTTCACCAACCGTCAGGGTTGTCTCCCGAAGCTGAAAATCTGGAGAATTTGCCGAACAAGTATTACGAGAATCAGATGAAAGGCAAATCGAACGCCTGGATACAGCAGTTCATTCACGCGGAATGGGGGTTTTCCATTGCAGGCGATCCGGTTGTTGCGACGTTTAACCGGCAATTGCATGTGGCAGGCAAGCGGTTGATACCGGACCCCTATTTGCCCCTGATAATCGGTTACGATCCGGGTATGTCGTCAGCACTGATATTCGGGCAGTACGATATGTATGGTCGCTTGTGCATCGTAGATGAAATGGTACTGAAAGGATTTGGGACGGAGCGTATGATACGCGACCGGTTGTTACCGAGGTTAAAGATGAAGTACTCAGGGTTTGAGGTAATAATTGCACCGGACCCGGCAGGTAATTCAAGGACACCCACCGACGAGCGGACAGTGGTTCAAGTACTTAAGCAGCAAAAATACAAGAAGTTTTGGTCGGTTAAAGTGGATAACACCAATTTATTGCAACCGAGACTGGATGCCATAGACTATTTTACTACCCGTTTGACGGAAGTAGGACCGGCGTTTCTGGTAGACCCGTCATGCAGGAAAACAATACGGGCGTTGGCAAGTGGATGGCGCTATGAGAACACGCAGAAGGGAGAGGAAAAATCTAAGCCGGTGAAGAATGAATCATCGCATCCGGGTGACGGGGTAGGTTATTTGTGCCGGTATTGCGTGACCAACGAGGCCAGAAACGGCAAGCGTGGTACGCAGAAAAGGTTTATCATACCAAGGTTTACAAACTCTTACGTTGCTCGTTAAGGATTGCCATGATCGAAGAAAAAGCAGAAGTTGTTGACATAGCTAACCCATCGGAAGCAGGTACAACGATAACACCTGTCTTTAACAAGGAAGGGCTTAAGAAACTTAGCGTGTACTTGACTAATAAGTTCAGGGTTTACGAGGCAGACCGGCGGGTGGCTGAGAAGCGTTGGGCGCAGAATGCAAGGCAGAAAGCGGGGATTTACGATCCGAGTATCAGGAAACATATCGGCGAGAACCGAAGTGATGCATACCCGAAGATAACCAGGGTCAAGTGTGTCAGCATGGTATCGCGGCTGATGAATCTGCTATTCCAGGCATCTGAGGCGAATTGGACAGTAATGCCGTCTGATGTGCCCGATCTTCATCAAGAGGACTTGCAGGAAGTTCTGGACAGTCTGAGTAGTTCGGGTGAACCACTTGATAACGAGACTATCGAAGAAGCGATCCGAAAATTTGCCGCGAAACGCGGGTTGAACCTTGCGCGGGAAATAAGTGACCAGTTGCAGGATTTGGGCGGTTCGCGGTCGTTATCGTACCCGTCGCTTGCACGTAAAGTACTTGTCAGTGGTATTGATTACGGCATGGGGGTACTGAAAGGTCCGTTCGTGGAAACGAAGAAACGGAGAACCTGGACGGCAGACCTGAATGGTCGTCTGATGGCGGTGGAAAAGGAAGTGTTTCGGCCCAGGTATGAGTTCGTAAAGTTGTGGGATTATTATCCTGACATGTCGGCAAAGTCGCTGGACCAGATGGAGGGCCAGTTTGAACGTGGCGTAATGGTCAAGCATGAGTTGATTAAGTTAAAGCGGCGGGCTGACTTTATTTCAGACGCGATAGATGAAGTACTTGAAAAACTTAGGGACGGCAATTACAGCCGGCGTGAGTTTGAGGCGGATATGACGCAACATGGCGATCAGAAGAATGTGGCGACTGATGGGCGGGGCAAATACGAGGTCATTATTTGGGATGGGGCGCTGTCCGGGAGAGTGCTAAAGCAGGCAGGTATTGATGTACCGGATGACCGGTTGCAGGAAGATTTGCAGGCGCATGTCTGGATGATCGACGGGATTGTGATCAAGGCCAGGACGAATCCCTGGAGCGATCTACTTGATAACAATACCGTCATGAAGATGTACCACCATTTCATTTTTGAAGATGATGAAACGAGCATTTTCGGCCAGGGTCTGCCCAATATCGTGCGTGACAGCCAGTTGGGAATTTGTGCGGCGGTCAGAATGATTTTGGATAATGCGTCGATTATGCGCAACCTGGAAATAAACACCGAGTTGTTAAGACCGGACCAGGACATGCTGGCAATTGAATCGGACAAAATTTGGTATCGTGAGGATGACGGGCCGACGGCGAATGTCCCTGCAGTACGATCAATTGATTTGCCAATGCACTTGCCGGAGTTGCAGGCGATTGTACAGATGTTCAAGGAATTCTCCGATCAGGAGACATTTGTAGGGGCAGCAACCGGCGGCGATATGCAAAACGGGCCGAGTGAACCGTTCCGAACGGCGGCAGGCGCGTCGATGCTGCATGGTCAGGCGGCGTTACCGTTTAAGGATGTGGTACGCAATTTCGACATTTTTACCGAATCCTTGATGGGTTCGCTGATTGTATTTAACCGGGTGTTCAGTGACGACAAGGAGATACGAGGTGATTTCTTGCCGAAAGCGCGGGGGGCTACCAGCCTGATTGCGAAAGAAGTACTTGGAATGCAGTTGGATAATCTGGCAACTACGTTGACAGAGGACGAGAAGCGGTATGTGGACTTCAGGCAGTTGGCGATTGCAAGAGTACGGGCGCGTGATCTGGACGACAAGGACATTATTGTCAGTGATGCCGAAGCCAGGAAAATAGATCAGGCGATGGCTCAGGAACAGCAAACGATCAAGGATCGTGAGGCTGAAATGGTCAGGGCTGAAATCAGGGAAGTTTTGGCGAAAGCGTTGAAAGACGTATCGCTGTCAGTGAAACATAACGCGGCTGCGGAAGCGCAGGAAGCGAAAACGGTTTTGGATGCGCTGGAGGTAGGAATAAATGCAACAGAAAAATCAATCGCAGGAGAACCTCCTGCTGGACCGGATCAGGACGTTGAAGGAGGAAACGGGCGTGGCTTCAGTGATCAAGCTGCTGAATTTGCGCCTGGAGAAACTGAAAACCAGACTGGTGCAGTGTCAGGCGGATCAGTTTTTGGCGGAGCAAGCCAAGGCACAGGCAATAGCGGATTTGATTCGGGACTTCAGTAACAGTAAACCAATAGCGAAATAGGAGACAGGTATGGCAGAAAAGACCGAAGAAATTGAGATTAATCCGTACACGGATGAAAGGGAAGTGCAGACGGACGACGATAAGGAGTTTTCGGCGGCGTTTGCAGAATCACAGAAAGAAAAGGATATTGAAGATGCTACAGAAGTCACGGTTGATACTGAGGAAGTGGTGGACGAGGCTACCGGCACCGATGCAGTGGCTGAAGATGGAACTGATGCAGTGGTGGACGACAGTGAACCCGCCGGTGGCAGTGATGGTGATTTTACAGTCGAGGACGAGGGCACCACAACAAGTCCGT